AATGACCAATCCAATGGACCGCGAGCATCCGGAGCCGCACAAGCCTACTGAATTCGACTTGATCGCCGACCTGTACGAGCGGCTGCGTGTCGAGTCGTCCAAGCGCTACCAGCTCAGTCTGGTAGTAGGCAAACTGATCGAGCGCATCGATGCGCTCCTCCGCCGCGAGGCGCGCATGGCGTTCGGCGGTAGGCAGTATATCAATTAAAGATGTTGCCGGTATGCGCTGTATATTCTGGTTAATCCGGTAGTCAGAGGGGTATTGACTTGGATCAATCATGCCCGGGGTACCCGCAGGCGTCGGCGACTTAGCCGGCTTGGCCCCGGGCGCCTGCCCAAACGGTTGCTGCTGTCCCAACGCTTGCGACAACTGCGAGGGTACTGTCGGCAGTTGCGGCCCGGTCTGCGCAGCATAATTCGGCAGCGGCGCGCCCATGCGCGAACCTGCCGGCAATTGCGGCGGCTGCGCGGGTGAAGCCGGCGGATCACCACGTAACTGCAACCAGTTGTGAAATTGCGTGGGCGCAGCTTTCACCGCATTCACTGCCGTATCAATATGCTTGTCGATAAGAGGCATGGCCGCGCCAAGCCCAGTGCCCAGCAAAGCTCCCCCGGCAGCGCCGCGCAGCGTGTTACGGATTACCGGCTGGTGCTGGAATTTTGGCTGAAACTTGGCAAGTCGCTGGACTTCGTCCGGCGTCAGCCCCGAACCGCCGCCAGCGTAGGCACTGCCATGCTGCGCAAGCAAATGGTCAGTCGCACCAGCACCAACAGCCGGTCGCTTGGGTGTATTAGCCAGCTGCTCAAATAGCCGCTCTTCAGAGACTCGCGGCAAAATAGCGGGCTTGGCCTGACGCTCCGGTTGCTTGACGTAATCTTCCATTACCGCGGGTGTTGCAGGCTGCTCTGGTTGCACTAACCGTTTGCTGTACTGCGCGGGTTCGATTAACGGCTTAACAACGCGCCCGGTAGATGTCATAAACGGCTTGCCCATTTGCGCCGGCGCTTCCTGCAGATACTGATGTTTTGCGGGCGCGAACTGCCGTGCTGGCGTGACTATGCGCTTGTCCATGACTGCGGCCTGGCCCGGGTCACCCGGCGGCGGCGTACGCAACGCTTCCGACTTGGCGCTGCCGGCTATGGCCTGGCGCAAACCCTCTAAACCCGCAACGCGGCGCTCTACCATTTTACCGGTGCCCGGGACACGCCCAGGTGCGGGTTGTTGCTCGCCTGTCGGCACACTCAGCCCGTCCAGCAGCTCTTTCAGCTTGATCGTTTGCGGATTGCGGAGCGCATGCCAAGATGCGGCGTTTTGCCCCATAGCGCGCCCAGCGCCCAACGCGGCACCAAGCCCCGCGCCGCGTGTAGCGCCCTGGTACAGCGAACCGTCCGTAACAGAGCCGCCTTCCGGGCCAATCAGCCCGGCCAGCATCTGCTCCGTGTCACGATTGCGCAGTTGCTCTGCCGTCGCGGCTTCATTCTGCGGCAGCCAGCTCTTCATCTTGGCATCCAGCTGTTCCGGCGACAGCTGGGCAGAGCTCTGCAGACGTTCCGGAATGCTGTTTTCCGGAAAGCCGTAACGCTTGGCGTAAGCCTGACTGTTACTGATCTGCTCCGGCCCGATCGGCGCAGCCGCTGTGGGCGGCAAAACAGCATCCCGGGTTGCGCGGGCTTTGGTTGCTTCCAGCCCCAGTACACTGGGCGTAATTGTCGGCTGCTGCTCTCCCGGCGGGTTTAGGATCGCCTGGCGTTTAGCCTCTGCTGCGGCAGCAGCCGCTTCCGCTCTCGCCAACTCTGGGCTGGTTGTGCCAGGACCGGCAGTAGCGCCGGGGGCAGCCTGCATCATCAGGCCCAGGCCACCGCCCAGACCACCGCCTAGCAGCAATCCGCGCAACGCGCGCGTCAAACGGCTCCGTTTACGGCCAGCGGCATCTTCACCGGGATCCGACAACAGCCCCAGCGCGCCCAACCCGCCGCCACCGATCAACGCGTACTGCAGCGCCGGGGGCAGCTTGCCCCAGGTAGAGCCCGCATCATTCTGCAAAGCGGTCAGCCAGTCCACCGACGGAGCAGCCGGAAACGGCCGATTCATCGCGGGCGTATAGCCACCACCCCCGGGCGGCACCGGGCCGACGGGACCAGCAGGATTCGGCCCCAATGACCGGTTCAGTGCAGGCGTATAGCCCCCGGAGCCAGGCGGCAGTGCGGGGCCCTGGACCGCGGCAGCTTTGACCAGGCGACCAGTACGGTACCGCGCGGCCAGTTCGCTGGCCAGCTTGTTGATATCATCCGACATTGCGCTTAGCCCTTCGGCTTATTAGCCGGTTTTGGTGCTGTCTGCTGCTTCCACCACATACTGCCGGGGTCCGATGGCTCGCCATAAATCCCCTGGTCGCGCCGTTGCAGTTTGCCTTCCAGATCCAGCAGCTGCTGGCCTTCGAACAGGTCCAGATCGCTCTGCGCCAGGACTTTGCGAATAGCGGGGCCTAGCAGCGCCGGCTGATCAACCAGCCGTGGCGCTGTAGTCGCAATCTGATTGAACGCATTCAGAATCTGGTCTGAATCGTACCGCCGTAAATGCGGATTACTGGCGACCAGGTTTTGCAGGTGTGCTTGTGAGCGGATCTGCCGCAACCGCGCTTCGTGATCGGGCGACATCAAGTCGGCATACCGCTTTCGCACCATCCCGTCGACATCGTCGTGCGGGATCATGTTGTCGCTCAGCGCGCCGGTCACAGCGCCGCCAGCAAAACTGGCCAGCGTAGCCGTCTTTTCGGCAAACAGATCCGGCTCTTCCGGTTCGGGCGGCAGGGGTTTATCCCAGCCTGGCGTTAATTCCAGGGCTTGCTTAATGCAATCCGTCGTCAGGATTTCCAGCTGCTCGTACCGGTCGATAAACTCGGTCAGCAGTGCCATGGCTTCTGTGTCCATCTCGGTGCTGGTCGCTACCTTTTTGGCAGGGACGTCAGCTAGCGCTTGCTCCAGCACCGTAGCGCCAAACTCGCCGTGCAGCATGCTGGCTTGTAACCGCAGATGGTCGTTGGCCGTTTTCGAGACGAGTACTGCGTGGCAGAGCTGTGCCAGACAGCGGCACAGTCCGTCACTGGCGCCGGCTTGCTTGATCTGGATCTCGTCCAGCCGCTTTAAGCGGTTTGCCCGTGCCTTGGCGCGGGAGAAGTGGGCGTCGTCGCCAGTCGGTCTCGGCTTGGGAGCCTCGGCCAGCGGCGGCATCTTCATGATGGCCAGCTCAGCCTGCTTGGCTGCGTGATCGCGATCGAAGAAGATCTCGCGCGCAGACAGCTGATAGTCTCGCGACGGCGGGATGCGCAGCTCCGCTGTAATCTGGTGCAACGTATCAGCATCCGGGTACAGCAGCTGCAGTACACGCTCGGTGGAGGCTGTGGGCACATCCGCCAGCTTGTCGAGCAGGGTTGCCCCCTCTTCCCGTTGCGCGTTGATAACGCCCACATTCCACATGTGGACAATTGGCTCGATATACGAGCGCGGCAGGGCGTGCTCGGCTGCCGCCTTGGCGATAGCCTCGTCGGGGGTGCAGTCAGCATCGGTGTGATGCCGCACGGCACAGTCCGTAGCGGCCAGCAGCTTTTCTTCAGTCTCTGGACTAATCGCTGCCATAATCAGCGCGACCCCCGTATTTACTGTTTGGTCCCAGTGGCATCTGGCAGTGACAAGTCGCTGTTCTGAGGTAATTTCCCGGTGGCTGCCAGTGCCATCGCTTCTTCATAAGATAGCTCAGCAGCAGTCGATCGGAAAAGTTCAATTGGTGTATTGTGGTTTACGTCCTGTCCTGTATCGGGTTCTGTGCCCGCTACAGTGAACGGCAAGTTCTGCATCATCGCCTGCACAGCAACCAGAATTTGCTGCTGCCCGCCACCGCGGCTGCCGTCCGACGCGTTCTCGATTTCCACGAATTTCGTGAAGATATCCAGCAGTGCCAGCTGGGTACTGGGGTTAACCCCCACAGTCTTGGCTGCTACAGCGGCGCGCAGCTTCAGCGTACTGACGGCATCATCCTGGGCCGCAGCAATAACGTCGCTAGCCGACGAGCAGTGCATCGGCGCTGCTGTTGCGTTGCCTGTCAGCGCCTGTAAAAAGTGCACGCCGTAGAAGTAGCCGTACAGTTTCCAGAGCAGTTCCGTCTCGTTTCCATGGATTCCGCGCTGGATGGCCTGCGTGCCAATCGCGCAGTTCAGAATGTATTCGCGGTACCGCAACTTATCCCGCACGTTAAAGAACAGTGCTTCGTACGCCCGGATTGTTTCCGGTGTCATCCCGATGGTTTCTGCCAGTTCCTGGTCCGTGGCTCCCGTCAGCAGGTACGCTTCCAGCGTTTTGCGCATCCCGGCTGTGTGTACTGAATAGGCGTAATAGGCCCAGTACAAGTCTGGCATGTCCGCGCACAGCGTCAGGTGCTGGTAATCGTTACGTCCGCGGTCCAGCGCTTCCAAAAAGCGCACAGCCCGCCGGATCATGAAACTCCCGGCCGGTCCGTCGATTTTGGCTGTTGTTGGCGGGTGCGTACCCTGGTGGATTCCGATGGCCCGCTGCCACTTCCAGTCTGGGCGGCGCAGCGGGTTTGTGCGGAGACAGTCAAGCATGGCAAGTTACAGCGCTTTCAGCATCAGGTGGCGTAGGCCCCGCAGGTGTCACGATAGGCTGCTGGGTAGGTGTCGGGCGCCGGTGTCGTGGTCGTCGATGTCGTACTTGTTGTTGTACTGGTTGTTGAGCTGGTCGTCGACGTCGTTGTGCTGGTCGTTGTGCTGGTTGTCGTCGACGTCGTTGTGCTGGTCGTTGTGCTGGTTGTCGTCGACGTGGTGGTTGTTGTCGGTGCAGGTGTAGTCGTACTGGTTGTCGTCGACGTCGTTGTGCTGGTCGTTGTGCTTGTGGTCGTTGTGCTTGTGGTCGTTGTTGTCGACGTCGTTGTCGACGTCGTTGTGCTGGTCGTGGTTGTCGTCGGTGCAGCCGTAGTTGTCGTACTGGTAGTCGTGGTGGTCGCGTCAGCCAGCCCGTCTGTCACAACAATCGAGTTGGCAACTTTGATTGTCGTAGAGCTGGTACCAAACTGATCTGCGCAGCCTGCGCCGCCGTACAACCCCGTAGTGATGTTTGTGTCAGTCGCCGAGCTGGTAACTGTATTGCCGTTGCCAGAAACCGAACCCGTGATGGTGGAGCCAACAGCTTTTACGCGGAATGTTGGCGTGTATGTAACAGACGCCACCATGTAGGTGGGCAGCCAGGCCAGGTGGTAATACGTGTTGGAAGACGGCCCCATACGGACCATTTGCGCGGCTGCTACGGAGCCGCCGCGCCACTGGGCGCCGAGCAGGTAACAAGCGGAACCGGACGAGCCCTGCCGACAGATCGGCCCGAAGTTATCGCCATTACCGAGCGCCTGCCCCACTGGCAGCGGGATTACCAGGTCCGTCCAGTTGTCGTGAGACGACATTGCGGTGGTAAGCCGCAACGTATCGATGACTGCGTTGTAACTTTCCCGGTACAGATACAGCCCGTTATTGGCAGTCCATGTTCCTGCGCCTGTTGTTCGCGTAAACCCGGACAAGTTCGCAAAACTGCTAGTTGCCGTTGTCGTCGGCACCAGCGGTGTTTCGTCGGCGCTCCATGTTTTTGGTTTCAGCGACTCGGCCCGTACGCTCAGCTTGGCTGCTTCGACAGACAGCAGCTTACGGTGCATTTCTGCTGGCAGCTCACCGGCCAGGCATCGTGCGCGTACGTCATTTAAGCGCTCGCGGGCACGGCGCACCGTACGCACGAAAACATTGCGCTCCAGCGTGGTGCCTAGCGCATACGGAATCATCTGCAGCTGCCGCGTGCCGAGCCAGATTTCCATCTGACCGCCACTGAGCTCAAGCGGTCGCGCAGTGGCCGCGCCGGTCGGGTCGGCAAACAGCAGGTGTAGCAGCAGCTTCCAGTCCAGCGTGTCCGCTGGTGCGTCAAACCCGACGACATCGCCCAGGTACTGCGTCCACGCATCCTTCATGGCCTGCGTCAGCAGGACATCTTGCAGCGTGTCGCCAGAACCGAACGATATCCCGTCGGAGCCGATGGGCGTATCTTGTTGGACAAACGCCCAGCCGTTGGCGGTGTACAACTCTTCGCCGCGCGACAGATCGATTCGGGCGCCGGCGCCCGGGATGTCTAAACGCGACGGTTCTACAAATTGCCACTGACGCAGCCCGAAGTACATTTAGCGTGCCCCGCGTAAAATGTAGCGCAAGCTGCTGACGCCGCGGCATTGCAGCCTGCCCTACAACGACGGCGCGCAGCTATTACCAGACCCTGCCCTTAATGATCTTGCGGTTGTCCACGTGCCAGCCGCCGTCCGCTTCAACAGTCACGACAGCAAAGCCGTGCGAGTGGTTGTTGATCGGCGCATACTTGTACCGCAGGTTGCATAAACAACCCGTGGAGTACGTCGTGTGCTGTTTCTCGTGTAAGTCCTTTTCAGAATGTTCTGATCGCTGGTGATGGTGCCCGCACAGTGCCGACGTTTTTGCCTTCAAGAACAAACCGCGGGCCGGGTTAACCGGGTTACTGATCGCAAATTTGTATTCGTGCCCGTGCACGATCGGCAATTTCCCGGCATGTACCGGCCGCATCTCCTTAACCACTTCGATGCCGTATTCTTCCGTATGGAAGATAGCAGCTATGTCAAATTCGGGCAGCCCGAAGATTTCTGGCGCCTTCTGCATCATGTATGACTGGTACCGCTCTTCGTGGTTGCCTAGCTTCCACACGATCGGTGCTTTTGGGAACAGGCTGCGAATGTGCCCGAAAAACTGGACGGTCTTGTCGCGCTCCGTTTCGAAATCGCGTTCGCGCGGATCAGTCTCCCAGCGGCTCAAGGCGAAGAAGTCACAAATGTCGCCGTTGAGCAGCAACGTGTCCGTCTTGTTCTTCCTGCCGTACGCGATCGCCGCCGCAACTGCTGCTTCGTCGTGGTACGGAATGTGAATGTCAGACATCACCAGGATTTTCGCAGGACCGTCAATGATATACGGGCGCCAGTCCTTAAACGTGTCCAGTGCCGTAGGCATATCCACCCGACCGGCGTGCGATTTGAACACTGTGGGCGGCAGTGGTGCGGGCTTCTTGGTTTTGACTTTGCCCAGCGATGCGCCGCGCATACGGCGCACAATCATGATGGCGGCCTGTAAGCTGGAAAAGCATTCAGGTGCCTGTGCGTACGCGGTGCGGGCAAGTTGCTGAGAGGATAGCCGCGGAGAGTCAGCGTCAATTTTGGCGATGACATCGCGGCCATGCTTATTAGTGCGGTAGCTACGTGGCTTTTGCGGGGGCATCTGGCGGCAGCTCCTGTCGCACATAGCCCAACTTGTCTAAAGCCACGGCCAGATCATGGGCGAATTCGGTCACCCACTCTTCGGTATGGTTAGGGTGGGCGGCGTGCGCGAATTCGTGAATGATCGTTTCGAGTTTGTCGATACCTTTCAGTCTGTCGTAATACAGCAGCTGGCGGGCGTGCCACACGCATAACCCGTCTGCTGTGCCGCTGACCCCGTTGTCACGGCAATGTTTGTCTAACGTACGCCGCGCGGCCGGCTTAATGTGCCAGATGCTGCCTAGAATCCGGATTTTCATGTCGCACTCCTAACAGTGAGTACGGCTGGACGGCAGCGGCGAAAGTCAGGCGGTTTTCCCTACAGTCATGCCAATCGACAGCGCAAACGGCCGCAGCTGACCGGCGTCGCCATAGGGCTGGATCTTGGCATACAGCTTTTGTTTGCGATCAATCAGACCGCCCACAGCATCCGTGTTCGTGTACGGACGGTTGATCCCGAAGCACTCCACACCCGGGCTGCCAGGCGCGCAGTTCAGCGGCTCCATCACCTGGGATGTCGCCGGCGCGGCCTCGGGCGACTGGCTGGCCGCCGACGAGTTTTCGTCAGCGTTGTTCATGGCAGATGCCGACGAGTACAGCGCAAACGTAAACCCATCCGTACCGCCATCAGTCTGCTTGATGACGATCGAATGGATCGTGCCACGCTTGGGGACATCCAGCTCAATCCAGGTGTCTGCCGCCGACAGGGCGTCAAACTCTTTAGACATGTTCCACATAACGCAGCATCCTGTATTAACGGCCGTAGTGCGCAATCACGGTAACCCACACGGTCGTATCCACCAGCAACCGCGCGTAAAGCTCTTGCCCCACGGCCAGCGGCAGCCCGACGCGCACATTCCCGGCAGAGCCGCTGTAACCGGGAGCTGCGGCTGCCAGCACGGGGTGGTTGTTATCAACCTTGCCTTCCTGGAAAATCACCGTGGAGTGCGTAGAGCCCGGCACAGCCGTGGCGTAATAGTCGATATACAGCCGCTGACCCTCCGGCGGCGCACGGAAGATCCGGTGCGCCGACGTACCAGTAAGCGGTCCGCAAAATGTCAGCTGGGCCTGGGCAGCAGGGGTCATCGGATACCTCGATTACAGATCGTAATTCGCTTCGCCGCCTTCTTCCGGGTACGGAGCTGCGGAACGTTCCAGCAAGAACAGTGTCAAGTCGCCCAGGTCTTCAAACGTGTTGCGCAGCGAATCTTCCAGTTCGGGCATGTCCGATTTGCCGTAACGGTCAGCAAACACGTCCCCGTGCGCGTAGAACTGGAAAATCAGGCGCCCCAACTTATCCAGGGCCAGCAACAGGTCGGGCAGCAGCTCGTCCACGATAGAATCGTCGCCAACTGTCCGCAGCAGCGACATCAGGACAGCCGTGTCCACGCCTTCTGTTGGCGCCTGTCCGCCGCCTCGCCCACCGCTAGTGGGGTTGTTGAACGGGATTTCGTTGTCGCGCACATTCGGGCGCATGCTGTCCGGGAACGCGTTGTTCATCCCCAGGCCGGCCACCGGCTGCTCGTTCTCGACACTGATCGACGTAGGGCCATTGAACCCCATGTAGTTCCCGGCCGCGTCGCTCTGCTGGTGGTTCGGCAGCGGTGCCGGCACACGCCGCTGTTCCGGGTCGTACTCTCCGGCAGCCCGCTTGATGCGCAGATTCCAGCCCTGCGCGGGCAGGCGCAACAGCAAGTCGCGGGCTGTCTTCTCGCGCAGTCCGAAATCACGGACCAGTCGCAACAGTGCTTCTTTCTTCTGCAGCGGCTGCTTGAGCCCGGTCAGCATGACCTCGTTTTCGTTGACCTTGGCGATCTTCAGCGGGCGCGTCTCGTCCATGCTCGTACGCCGCGCATCTTCGAAGCGGCCCAGCTGCAGGCCATCGCCGTAGCGATTCACAGCCAGCTTCTTCGAATTCTGCGGCACGTACACCACCCCGCGAGCAGTCCGGATAGCCGTACCGGGTCGCGGATCGATATACAGCTGCTCGTCACCGTTTTCAGCGCGCGTCCGCCAGGTAACCCGGCGCGACTCTGCCCAGCCATCTTCGGAGTCATACTGGGCGCTTTGCATGTAGCGCCCGGTGTAAAGAGTGCGGTCATCGGAAGACGACTTGCCGTAGACGTCGAACGGGCCCACCGCGTCACCAAACCGTGTGAACAGCAACACCGCCTTGTCTTCAGGCAGATCGCCAATTTCCGGCAGGTCGCGGATCCATTCCAGGTACTCTTTACGGTCGTCCGGGTTCGGCACAACAAACACACGACTGGCCGGTGCCATCGTCATGCTCTTGTCGTCGCCTTCGGTTGGCACGACCACCGCATAGGGCAGCGTACCGGCCGGCTGCTGGCAGCTGAGCATGATCGCGCATTTGACCAGGTCGCCGTTTGACAGCAACACCTGATAAATGCCGGACTGCGTGGGGTTGGTCAGCTGGTTGGCTGCCTCGGCGTCAAACAGCTCCGAAATCTGTTCGTCAGGCCGGGCATCACGGATCAGGTACTTGTCGCGGATATACTGGATCCGTTCGCCGTCGTGCATGTTGTTCGGCACCTGGCCCTTGGGCCACGTACCTGTCTCAGACATGTAGGCGTAAATTTCCAGCTGCGGCTTGGCTTCTGCGGTAACGAACATTTCCGTGGGGCCGTCAGCAGCGGCAGCTGCCAACAGGTCCGCGTGGCACGGCAGCCGACTGTTGGCAGACGCCAGCGCGGCATCCATGGCGTCGGCGCCGTAGGTATCCAGCGCATGCTTCCAGAGGTACGGGTGCTTGCAGCACAGCTTGCGATACGCGTCGGCCGCCTGCTTGTTCATCTTGCCCAGCAGCGTGGGAAAGTACAGCAGTTCTGCCACTTCTGCGGCCAGCTTGATTTGCTGCTCCGCCGCTTCGTCCACAGACTGCAGCCAGGCCTGCGAAATCATACCCACAGCGGCCGATGTTTTGCCGAACGGGAACAGCAGCTGGTTTAAGTCTGGCTGCCGGACGCCCAGGCGCTGCACGTTGTACTGCGCCCCCGTACCGAGCCGGTTCTGCTTGCGATTGATAACGCGATTGATCCAGTTTTCTTTCAGCGGAACGAACGAATCCTGGTCTTGCAGATAGAGTAGTTCGTGCCCCTTCCGCTGGCCTTTCAGGAAGAACATCGGCACAAGCAGGTTTTGCTGACCGACACGGAACGCGAGCGCACCAACAGCTTTCGTGTTCTCTTCGTTCCGGTCCAGCACCTGGAAGCCGATTTCATAGTTCATCAGCGGCGGCGCCTTTTCTCGAATCGCGGCGTGTGCCAGCGACGAGAAAGAGCGTTCGAATTCCTGGTCCCCGCCCTGACCGCCCAGCTCAGAAAGCTTCAGCAGGCGGGCAAGATTTTTGTCGCAGACGGTGGTTGCGCTCATCCTTGAGACCCCGTAGTAGCGGTAAATCAATACGTTGTCAGTTTATCGGCCATCGGTAGCTATGCCAACGTCGCTCTTGTTTGGCGGCGTCCAGCCGACAGTGGGGCCAACTTTTCCGAACGTTTCCCCGGAAACCAGGGCGGGCACAAAAGAACTGCCCAGCTCGTCGCTAGTCATGCCGCGGTGCGCGGCATCTAGCAGGCTCTTCTGGTTGTAGGAGCCAAGAAACCGCGTTTGCCAGTCCGCGTCGTGTGACATTTGCGCCATCCCGCGCACCATTTCTGGTTCGAACGGGGGCGGGTCTTTATGCGCCGTGACTTTCTTAATGCTGAACTTTTCTAACTGGGCTGCCACGGACGGCCTGATTTTAGTGCCGATCGTATAGTGCAGCACCGGGCGTTCCAGGTATTTGCCGATGGACTGTCGCGGTGTCGCATCTTGCGCACCCTGTCGCGGCGTGTACTGGTGCTCCAGCGTCTGGTACGGCACGATGTCATCAGGCAGCCAGTCGTCAAACTCCTGGGTCAGCCTGACGTGGTTAATCAGCCCACGGGAGAGTAACTCCGCGTTGCGGCGATGCGCCGTGATATTCATCCCGCGCAAAGTCTTGGTCAGATGCTCCGCGTACAGCCGCCGGGCTTCACCTACGCCTTTATGGCGCACGATCTCGGCCGGTCGCAGCTCGCCTTCTGACAGCATGTCGCCCGCTTCAACATCGTCACCCGGCTTTACGCGGACAGGCAGCCCGTGCGGAACATAATGCCGCTCGCCCGCCACGTCGACAAAGTGACCGCCTTGCGGCGCGGCCTCCACTTTTGTAACCCGCCCATCGTGCTGCGAGTATGTCGCGCCGCCAGGAAATACTTCAGGCGATTGCACCAGCGCATTGATCAGTTTGAAGCCGCCGATGGCCTTAGCGCCAGCACCGGCGACCCCTCCTGAATTGCTGACGATCAGCCCATTAGCCAACACGAACAGGTGGTCGGCGTTGTCTACTTCGATGTCATACGTCGGCAAAACGCCGACAACGGCAGGACGTCGGCAACACATGCCGGCAGGTAACATACACGGCATACTGTCAGCGCCGGCGACTAGCACCTTGTGGTCTACTGTGCTGAACAGTTCCATGGGCGCCGTCCCGCCGGCGTCGAATGTCGTGCGGACGCACTCTCGCGGTCCGTTATCGTATGTATTCACCACGCGCGACGAAAACGTGTTTGCCCGCATATCCGCGCCCAACACGAGATCGCCCACCTGGATGTCTTCAATCCGTTTTACCGACCAGTCCGCCATCCGCACTAACGTGCCCGCAGCCAGGCAGTGTTTGCTCGAGATCGAACTTTGTGTAATCGGCTCAGCGATCGCCTGCGCTGCCGTGAGGCCCACATAACTGCCGACTGGCGCTGTATAACCCAGCTCACGGATACCGGCGTCCTTGGAGTACACACCCCCATCCGCTGGGCCGCCTACTGTGGGGCTCCGCACCAGGATCTGGTCAATTCCCTTAGCCCGCATCTCTTTCAAGATGCGTGGTGTTAACAGTGTGTTACGCCCATACCCGCCAGCCGGGTGCGCCAGATAAGCGCCGGCATTGTCCGGGTCATCGGTGGTTGATATCAACCCGCGCGGCGTGCTTTCATCGTACGGATTCTTGTCATCGTCTGCTGTGACCACCAGCCGGTGCGCAGCTTGTGCCAGCTGCTTGGCCAGGAAACCTGCTGCGGCTGTTCCGTGTTTTAAGTCCACCAGCCCCTTGCGGGTACCGAAGGCGGCCGCAAAGTACTCGGATGGGCGCAACCCCTTGCTGTACGACCGCAGCACCGGGATCGGGATCGGGCGCCCGCGATGGTCTTCGTACATCAGATCCGCGCCCAGCAAGCTATTCAGCTGCGAGGCGTTACCGCGGCCGGCGCCGATCAGCTGCCGGTACAGCGGGTTATTTGCTGCCTTAGCCGCTTCCAGCGTTGTTTTAGACATCGTCTGCGTGTGTTTGCCCAGCAGCTCGATGATTGCAGCGTCTTTTGCATCCTGCGGCAGGTTCTGGTCGTTACGGATCTGCTCGACCTCTGTTCGAATCTGTGCCAGTGCGCGCTCTACTTCCGGCGGCGTCCGCATGTTGGCTAGCGTGAACGAGTGGCCGCCCGTCGTGTAAGCAACATGCCGACCAACGTCAGACAACTTGTGTGAAACATCCCGATACTGCTCGGGCGATGTTGTCGCGACTGCGGCCAACAGATTAGCCACGCCGCCTTTATCCAGGACCCGGTTATAGTCCCGGTGCTCTGGCGGCAGCGCGTCGTTGATCAGCAGTTGTCCGACAGTCGTGCGTAAGGGCACAGTGTCAACGCTCCAAAATGGTTGTTGTCAGCACCGGCAGACAGGCAGAAATGCCGCTGTCAGCGAGTACCCGCGCGAAGTCTGGCTGACCCAGACTCGAGCAGACAACAACCGGGCCGCGCATCATCACGACAGCAATGGCATTACCGTGCCAGTCACGAACCACAACGCGCTCAGCGCCGTCGTAACGCCGCTCGACGGGCAAACTCCCACCAGCGGCTGAGACAGACAAACCAGTCACGAGCTTAGCCCCAGCAGGTGCTTCACCGCATCCACCTTGTCGTTCATTGACAAGGCTGACATCAGCGGCGTCGGCGCGGGCAACAGCTTTTGCGTATAGCTGTCAGTGGCTTGCTTGATGATCTCTTCCGCAGTCTTCGCCCCACCAGCGGCCAGCATAGCCGGATCCATTGCGCCCGGCGGCTGTCCGCCTTGCTGCATCATAGACGGGTCCATGGGAGCACCCTGGCCTGGTGCACCAGCACCTGCTGGAGCAGTCTGTTGCATCATGGACGGGTCCATTGGAGCACCCGGCAACGCCATCTCTGCCGGCGGCACGGGCTGGCCAGGCGGCGTGACGATTGCCCCAGGCGGTAGCTGGATGCCGAGATGGTTCATAATCGCGGTAAGTTGCTGCTGCATGTTATACAGCCGCACATCGACCATTTGCGGGTCGAATTTCTTACCGCCGGCACCGCCGCCACCTGCGCCCGGCATTTGCATCGGCATCTGCGGCATTTGTAGCTGGCCGCCTACCTGCCCCATTCCGCCACCGCCGGCGCCGGCTGGCATAATTTGCTGCTGTTGTTGCGGCGCACTGCCCGGGCCCGGGGACATACCAGGGATCTCGCCAGCCGCTGTTTTGACGGCAGTCTGGTCCTGTTCCAGCCGCTGCTGCGCAAGCGCAAACAAAACCGGGTTGAATGCCATGTTTACTCGTCTCGCAAGATATGGACGACGCGGGATGCGTCAATTTCACCGCGGCGGTATGCTGCGATGGCGTCTTTTACTGTAGCGAACTCTGCCGGGGGCCTCAACTTGTCTCGCTGCACAGACGCTTCATACAGGCCACCGACATACTCATGCGTGGGTTTGTATAGCGGGCTCTTGAAATCTGCTGCTGCCAGCAGGTTCTTGCTGGGTAACATTTTCTCAGCCGCTTCCCGCTGCGACTGCTCGCTCGGCAGGTGAAACTGCATCGTGTCGTAAATAACCAGGCCGTTGTTAACCGCGAAGACCTTGGTATCCGGCACGGCCAGGTCGTACACCGTTTGCGCCGCAATCGGCGTCACAGTCCGGATTTCGTCCCAGTGGGTCAGTGTATCGGCCACAATCAGCCGCCAGGCAGCCAGCTGCGGATGCGCGGCGTTTTTAGCCTCGGCAGCCAGCAACAGCCCGGCAGCGGCCGCCCGGGTAATACGCCCGACACCTTTAGTCGCTTTACGCAGCAGCGAGTAGGCCGGGTGACCGGTCGTCAGTAGCGTAGCCAGGTAGCCTGCCAAGTCAGCCGGCAACGGCACAACGTCGCGATCGTCTTTTGTCGGTGGCGTTTGCTGCAATTCCGTAAACAGTTTCTGCGCGTCGGCGCCTACAAACTGCAGCTCGGGCGCCAGGCGACAGAGATCGACAGAGCTCAGGCTGAGTATAAAGCTCTCGTTAGACTGCCCACGCGCCGGTGTTGTCGTCAGAGACCACCGTATGCCCAGCTTCCGCAGCAACACATATGCCGAGTCAATCAAGTGCGTACTCGAGGTACACAGCTTGGCAAAAAACTGCGGTTTGCCCTTAGCTGTATTCCAGCCGATAGACCGGTCGCCCTCCAGCAAGCCAGCCAATACTCCCAGCAGACACTCACGGTTGCCGCGTTGCAGCAGTTCGTCAGGAATCTTTTTCAGCAGCGCGCTGCGTTTGCCTTCCGTAGTTTCATCGCGGTCGGCGTAGCAGTTAAACACCGTCTGCCGTAACTGCACGCCGTTCAGATGGACCTTCTTCGAGTCCGAGAATTTAGCATCGCTATCCGACTCGTCGTACTGGTTCGCCGAGAAGTTGGGGTTGAGCTGGTTACGGGCTATCCGTTCAAACGCAGCCCGCTTGCTGTCGTCATTCTTGGCATAGCCGACTGTTCGCGGCGCCAGCCAGCCGTCAGCAACAAGTGCGCCGTACCACCAGCCGATGTCGCGGTTGAACTCGGTCCCGTCGATACGTTCTTGTTTCACGAATGGCGAGAACATCCCGACAGCGTTACGCGGCGTGATCTTGATAACCTGGCCGTTAACGGTGTCATAGCAGCACAGGCTCTCATTATCGCTGACTTCGACCTTGCGGCCCCGCGCAGTTTCAACCAGTACGCACGGGTGGTTGTTATCAACCGTCAGATGCGTGGCAGCGGCATAACGACTACCACCGCTGACAGGATCGTACGTCAGCACCCGGAAGCCGTCGGGCAGCGCAAAGACCTGCTGCCCCAAGGTTGTCTCTGTCGGCGTGCCCAGCTGCGGGATCTCGCCAATCCGCAAAACAGTCTGCAGCGTGCCCTGTGTTGGCAGTTTCGTGGACCCTGTCGTACGCATAATAACCTCCTCTAAAGCGGTGAAATACGCCCCAGAGGAAGTGTATATAGCGGCTAGATCAAATTCAACGGGGATTTTGGTATTAAATACACAACAGTTTCCGTCGAAGTCCGCCGCGTAGGGCCCGACAACCAGCGGGCTGACACTCAGCGTATGCCCCGCTGTCAATTTCGGATACGCTGCCATAAAACCATATTTGTGCAGCGTCGGTGCGCGGTTGTAGATAATCGGTCCAGCATCTAGTTCTGCGAGCAACGCTTGGCGAGCTGCCGACGATCTCTCTTCAACGGCGCGGGCGGCCTCCACTTTGGACATGCCGCGCCGGGCGAGTGCCCGGATGGCGCGGAGCCCGTAGAGTTCCCAGGCGGAGTTTTCTGGCAGGCCAATTTCATCCATGTCCAGTTCAGGGTCGGGTGTAATGACAGCACGACCCACCATGTCCACCTGGCTACCGAGCAGCTGCCGTTGCACCACGCTTGTTTTGGGACTGTTGCCGAGTACATGTTGCAGGATCCCCTTTACACCGCGTTGCTGGTTTTTCAGCTGGACGGGATCGCCCAATCCAGTCACGCCGCGGAAAGCGTTATACAGCGCCTCCCGCTCGTCGCCAACCTGGCTAAAAACGCCCTGCGCCTGCTTGAGATTCTCGTTCGCGTCCCACAGTTCCTTGTACAAGTAGTTCGGATCAGCCACCATCGGCAGCTTTTTCGGGCCCATCACGCTGACTGGACGGAACGCCGGCGGCAAAACCGGTACGCGATTCAACACCCAGTCTCGTGGATGGATGCCGGAGCGCTGTGCGCCTGTCAGGAACTTCAGGCGCCGGATAGCGGCATCCCGCTTTGTTTTCTTGCCGCTGTCAATATCCTGCCGCGCATCCTTGATAGCCAGATCGAGATCAATCTTGTCCAGCGCGTTATAGATGGCTGACGGGCCGCTATCGCCGTGCAGTTGTTCGTCGCCCCGCAGGATCTTTGTAAACTGCGGGGAAGTCAGACCCAGCACACGCCGGATGGGCTCCTCAAATGCCGGGTTCGGCATCGGTTCGTGCAGCTTGATGGCCGACCACACGTTGCCACCATGCGATCCGGTCATTTCTTTATCGAACAGCCCGCCCGCCTTGGGTGTCATCTGCTCGTTCCAGTTCACGGTATCCGCGTTGTTCAGGTTACGCGTACCGGCCAGCTCGTCCACAGCCTTGTTTGTCAGGGCCATGATGTGGACTTTGTGGTTCTCGCGGACCGGGTTCAGCCCCATGCCGCGCAGCTGGTTGACGAACTTCTGGTAGGTGAACGGGACTGTTGGTGTCGGCGGCGTGTAGCCCGCCGCATACATAGCCCAGTAGTCCGGGCTGGCCTGGCCACGCACAAACTTGGCGTCGCGCAGAATGTTGGGCACACCATGGCTCAGCAGTGATGTTGTCTCCAGCATGCCGATGCGCTTGCTGCCCCCGAAACCACCCTTGGCCGGTGTACCTTCAGCGCTGTAGGCGCCCAGTCCTCGCCCCTGCTCTTTCGCCTCGGCCTGGTGGTGCAGCTTCATGTAGTACCGCACGCCGGACAACACCTTGGGCAGCTTTCGGCCAGTCTCCTGGTCGGTCAGGTCCTCTTCCAGCTTCATGCCGTGCTTGTCCATCTCGGCCTGGGCAAAGCCGATAATGTCGTCAATATCGTCAAAGTCTTTCAGCTTGTAGGGCTTGCCCCGTGCCGCGGCAATTTTCTGCAGCGCGGCTTCCGCAACTTGCGCTGCATTCGTGCGGGTATTCAGCCCGTACGGATTCACCAGCACTTCCAGCGGGCGGCCTTGCTCGTCTGTCGGCATCTCGTGCTCGGGCACGATCGCTGAAATCACGCCCTTGTCGCCGTGAAGACCGCTATTTCCGCTCCAGCACGCTTTCCCGTTGCGACGGACATACAGCACGTGCCCAGGGACAGTGACGCAATAAACGGCTCTGTCGTAATCTTCCACAAAAAACTCTTCTTGAGCATGCTGCGTTTTTGTGTGGCTGTGGTTTACTGCCGGCGTCAGCTTTCTCGTGACCACGCGTACGTTGTAGCGCGGCAGGCAGTTGTAGGCTTTGCCCTTGATCACCTGTACGCGTGCGGGCAGATCACAAACAACGTTGGCAGCATACCCGATATGCAGACACAGTCGCTGCACGTCATCAGCTAACCCGGGCGATACGGTCGTGTAACAGACAGGGCGGCCATTATCATGGCAATGCCCGTCTCCCCACATCAACCAGTTAAACAACGTTTTCAGATCATCGATATGCCATTCAAAGATCTCAGGTGGCAACCGTTTCTTGCCAGCACGCCCGCCCAGCGTAGAAAAGTAGCTGTACAGCGTTTTGCCATAAATAACCACACCACTAGCTGTCGGGATGTGCTTAATACCCAACGCAGCCAGTTCTGCCAGCAGCTTAGCCGTATTCGCCGGGATCAGCGTTGCGATTTGAATACCGTAATTGCCATCTTTTGCGTTACCGAAAACAGAGCCCTCGGAAATAAATGCACCCAGCAGCGTCATAAAGGCCGTTGGCGATAGCCGCACGTCCGCCAGCTTACGGGAACCGCGACCGAACTGCCCTGCTTTCACTGTAACGCCAGGAATAACAAAAGCTTCGGGACTTTTACCGACCCATGTTCCGTTTTTCTTGTATTGCACCCGTTTTCCGGCAATGGCGGTAGCAGGCAGCAACTCAAATTGCGAGCTACCGCGCCGACAGACATACATACGGTGATTTGCCGTTACAAACTGGTCTACCTGCTGCGACGCGATACGATACATGCGTCCGCCGGCTGGGTAGCTGTGCAGCGCTGTTGGCGGCAGATACGCAATGCGGTCGCCCGGTTGCAGTGTGCAGACGTTGTCCTGCCAAGTAACAGCGGCTACCGGCTTCCAGCCTGCTCGCGTCAGCACCTCTGTGTCTTCGTCAAAACACAATTTATCACCGACCTGCATCCGCGAGCGCATTTTTACGACGACATTTGTCTGTTTGCCGTCATCGAATACGTCGACAACTTCTCCCGGGTCCTTGTGGTCCCAGGTAATTGTGGAGTCAACGTGGCTGGCGCCTTTACCGCGGTGGACAGTCGCCTCGTTGGTTTCTTTCTTCTTTACTGACAGAATCAGCGGATGTCCTTCAGTGAGCTTGGTGCCCACTTTCACGATGCCGTTGTCATCCAGACTCTGCAGCACGTCCTTGCCGTATGTCGACGGAAAGATACTGGTATAGGTCGACAGCCCGCGCTTGTAGTCCTTGGGCCATTCCATGACGTGCTGGTAGGCGTGCTCACTGGTCAGCTTGTCAGCGGCCGCCGAAGAAACAACAACGGCATCTTCAAAGTTGTAACCCTTCCACGGCAAGTAGGCCGTGCGCAAGTTCAACCCGTACGCTGCGGCGCCATTCGCGTCCGTAAAGTTGCTATTCGCCACCAGCTGCCCAGGTTGCACGGTATCGCCGACTTTAACCAGCGGCTTCTGACTAATCAGTGTTTTTCGATTATAAATATGGTTGTTGTACAAATCGATCGTATGCCGCTTCCCGCTGACCGGGTCGCGCAGCTCCATTTCGTCTGGCGTAATTTTAGTTACGCGGCCGGCAAACGGTGCTCGCGCTGCCCCCAACCGTTCGCCATACAGGTCCTGGTAAGACTGGTCGGGGTTGTCTGGTAGCGCCATTTGCAATAGCGGCGACTCTTGCGTTGTTAGGGGCAGCGCCTGGGTAGTGTTATGCACAAACACGCCGTTGGCCATAAACACATTGTCGGCCATATCCAGGTCGTAAACAAACTCTGGCTGATCGTCTACCGGTGTAGCTGTGGCAACGTGCTCCCACCAGACCAGTGACTGCGACCAGCCGCGGGTAGCCCAGGCAGCGTCCTCGCCGAATATGGCCAGGATGTCGCGCCGTGTCAGATTACCGCGCAGCCGGTTGCCGAGCCGCCGGCGGTATTTATCCCGCCGACTGGTACGCCGCAAAATCATAGCGTGCAGATCACTGAAAACCGGTAACCAGTCCGCAGAGCGTTTACCGGTCCAGTCTGCTTGCTGTATTTTCCGGTCTTTCAGCTTATGCGTCAGCTCCGGCAGCCGCGCTATAAACTCCTTACGCACGCAAAAACGGTACTGCTGCACGCGGCTGCCGCCAGGCCCGGTATCTACCCAGTTGCTGCGCACAGTTGTGGCAATACCTAGCGTACCGCACAACGCTACAAGACCCTGAACTAGCGCCGCGCTCCGGCTACCGCCGCCAACAGAAACAGTACGGGCTTTGGGCTTTGCGACAATGCCATCGCCGGCAATATAGCCCGCCAGTACGCCGCGGCGAAATTCGGCAGGGGAAAACAGCACCCACGCCGGCAACTTCTTATTGTACGCCCCGTCACCAAACTCGTTAGCGAATGTGAGATATAACTGCTTCCAGTTAACCGTCGTACGATCCAACACGCCGTCAGCGCGCCCACTTGACGTTGTGGCATTTACGCCGTGTACGGCAAAGGCTGTCTGGAGCCGTTGCTGCACTTCCGGTGCAATGTTGGCGAAACAAACCTGCCGCGGCTCAGTGCCTGGTCCGTAGCCTTCAGACAAATACAGCCCAACCACCCAGCCAGTATCAAAATCTAATGGCAGCGCTGCGGGCGGATGTGCGTTGTGCTTGTTGCCCGCCGCAACCTGCAACGGTTGTGTGTACGTTTCTGGGCAATCCAGCAAAATACCGCACGGCACAGGTGTGTGCTTGGTCATAGCCTGCGGCTCGATTTTGCACAGCCGTCCGGCGTCTGACAAAGTCACGAAACTATGATCAACTGTGGCCGTCACGGATCGCCCACTGTCAGTCGTTACGCGCCACAGCTTTTTCGTATTCCTGTGCGTGAGCTTAGCTGTCACGGCTTTCCAGCAGAACTGGTTAGTCGTCTTGTCGATTGACGGCGACAAGTCGCCGGCGCACCACGTGTAGTCCGCGATCGGCCCGTGGTATGCCGTGCCGTCCAGCCGGCGAACAAGCACCCAGGCATCGCCAGTAACACTCATGCGCGAGGCCATTACGGCTCTTTGCCCTTTATCCGCGCTTTTGAACGGTACGAGGTTTGACAGCAGGCTGAACGTGCCTTCCATGTTGGGGAATTCGTAACGGGCTTTGTCGCGCGATAACGTTTGCACGCGACCCCCGAACAGGGCATCAATTTGCGGCGTGTTCCGCTTTGTTTCTCCAGGAAACGCCACAGCCTCGTCAGCCAGGTCCTGGGCAGACTTGTACACAATCTGCCCGGTCTGCAGATCGCGGACGGGCGTGTAGATCCGGTTGTCACTGCCCTTCATGGCAGCCCCGGCCAGGCGTCCGTCGATACCCACTTTTTCGCTGTTGCCGCACCAGAAGGCAGGCTCGTTGTAGCGCCGTACGTACAGCAGCCCGCCCGGCACGGTTGCACAATAAACGGGCTCGCTCACACCCTGAATCTGCTGCAACGGCGACAGCGCAAACTGCGTCGTGCCACAAAGGTAGTATGGTTGGTTGTTATCAACCAGCTTTTCAACAGGCACAATTTCAAAATCGGCAGCATTTGCAGCTCGTACCCACATACGATGCCCGGCGGTAACGCACAAACTGCCAGTAGCCGTGCGGTACATTGTGCCAGTGTAGGTGTAGCGCACCAGCCGCTGCGGGCGGTAATAGCGGACCGAGTTTTCATGCAAGCAGGCCAGCAGGTCGTCGTGAGTAACAAACGCCCACCGCTTCCAGCCTGTCTGTGTTAACACCTCGGTCTCGGCGTCATAACATTCAGCGGTCCTCATGAAGTCGATAAAGCCTACCTGTGTCGGCTGGACTGCGCGTGACTCCAGCGGCACTGAGTCAACCCCCGGCAGGCCGCCTTCACCCAAGCGGGTTACGCGGGTCTGCTGGTCCAACAACTCAGTCGGATTGATTTCTTCCAGCGGGCTGCCCAGCCCGCTCGTCAGCAACGTGTTGTGGATCTCCTGGTCCAGCGGCCGGACAGGCACGTTGTCCAGGTTGCCTTTTGTCGTGGCTTTGAACAGCAACTGCCGCAGCGAGTTGCGGGCCCGCTTCAACCGTTCGGCGAACAGGTCTTCTGGTCCCATCAGCACCTGATACGGCATGGCATCGCGGTCATCCGGCGTCGCTTCGCCACGGGATAACTGCAGCAGCTTGTGGGATACATCCGCGTACACTTCCGCAGACAACCGGTTGTACGGCTTGCCCAGCGTGCGCTGGGTCACTTCCGGATCCAGCTCCGTGTTGCGCAACGACTCCAGCAGCTCTTTCACTTTGCCGTCGTAATCCTGCGCTTTGGGCCGGCGCACCAGCTTCTCGTGCGCCCGCAGCAGAACTTGCGGATCGGCTTTTTTCCGGTTGGCCGCGTAAATGGCATTGCCCCAGCGGGCTTTGATGTCTTCGTCGTTCACACCCAGCGCGGTCAGCACCGGATAGAGCGGGAACTCTGCCTGCTGTGCCCGGATTTTGAACACACCAGTGGCCGGTTCCATAAACACGCGGTGTGTCACACCCTTGCCGGGGATGGCGTTGATGTGGGTTTCCGTCTCGCCGTTTTCTTTCAGCCGCGCAAACGCCCCTGACCTCAGCCGCAGCTGGTTCGCCAGTCCGTACTCGGTCCCCCGGTAGATGTACGTGCCGTGGTCAGTCAGGTAGGGCACCACAGCCAGTGTCATCTTCTTCGCCACGACCGGTTTTTGTGTCTGCAGATCCGTCAGTTGCAGCGTGCCCTGCATGCGACGACCAAGCGTTTTCCCGGACAGGATGGCGTGCTTGTAGTCCCGCTTGCGAAACGTATCCGGATCGATGTATTTGACATCGTGCACAGACAGGCGGTAGCGTGCGTTCTCCAGCGGCTCAATGGCTTGGGTAGCCGCCAGCACGTTGTTGAAAATAGCCTGCCGCGCTGTCGCAGAATCGTCAAAACGACGCAGTGTTACCGGCGCAGCAGGTGGCGGAGCTGGCGGTGCGTCAAAAAGGTCCGAAGCCGGCGCTGCCCCTTCAGGCTGGCCGGCTTCGTCGAAGAGGTCTACAGGCGTTTGCGGGTCGCTCACAGCAGGGATTCCTGTTGCAGTTTCTTTTCGTGTGACGGGATTTGTTCGTCAAGCGTGACCGGTACTGCCAGGGGCGGTTGCGGTGCAGGTCGCGACAGCGCCCGGAGTTGCAGGGCCTTGTCTGTCAGCGCGGCTTCGCCTGTTTGGCGGCCGGCTCGGTAACCTTGGGCACCGAACAGCGCAGCCAGCAGGGCCGCCATGCCGCCATAGTATCCCCCGGCACCCTGCAGCATATCGTTCGCTGTCCAGCTGCCGGTTTTCTTCAGGTCGTACAGCTGCGCGATGCTGGACGTCTTACTATGCAGCAACTGGCGGTACTGCGCTTCCATGGCATCCTGGTACTCTTTCTCAGCTGCGGCCAGCTGCGCCTGGTTGTCGCGCTTCTTGAGCGCCTTCAAACCGCTGTTTACAGCGCCGTAACCGATACCGAGCCCCAGGCCGCCAGCACCGACAGCTGCCGGCATGCGCCACCAGGCGTTGTTCGGGTTGTCTGTTGTCACGGTTGGCAGTTGCTTCGCCAGTGGCTCAACAATGTGCTTGTCGTAGGAGAAGTTCTTGACCGCGTTGGTGATTGGTTGCACGACGTGCTGATTCGCCATCTGCTGCAGCGCCGCCAGGTCGAGAGCTGCCTTTTGCGCGGGCGCGTGCGCGGGTTTTGGCAGTTCCTGCCCGTTTTGTCGCGCCAGCGTGGCCGCACTATCTGCGGGGTCGGCGATGTCGGCTGTGGCAGTGTCAATGTTCAGCGGACGAAAGTACTCCGGATGTGCAATTGCGAGCTGCATCGCGAGCAGCATCGACGAATCGTGATTGTCCATAGCCCCGCCGTAAGCCCCGCTGCGGTCTATGGCATCCACGGAATTCAAAGCTTTGTTTACGAGGTCACTGGGCTGTGGCTTCCCCACCATACGCCCTAGCCATGTTGGCTCGTGCGTCTGCACGACGCGCGGATCCGGCTGCCCTTTTCCGATCAGCGCCCGGTACGCTGTCGGAATAGCCAGCTGGCGCGTAAGCAGCCCGGCCAGCTTCTTCTGCTGCGCGGCTTTGCGCGCAGGTTCCGTGTCTTTGTCACCCAAACCCAGCTCTACGGGTCCGGGATGTGTGGCTTTGCCCCACTGATACCCGCCATAGCCGCCGAGACCTGCGCCAGCGAGCGTGGCTGCGATACCGGTGTTTGTGCCGAGCATCGGCTCCCTTGTCAGCAATGCGCCGAGCACGCCGCCGCCAATACTGCCCAATGCGGCGCCAGTACCCGTAGTCATTAGGCGATTTTTTGCAGACGCGGCGCCATGCAATACACGCCCGCGTGGGGATGTTGCTGAGCCGTACATCCAGGCCGCTGAGGGCAGCAAGCCCAACCCCAAGGCCGCGGCAGCAAGCGCTGGTAACGCGTCAGCGCCGCCTGCCGCGTGGGCTGTGCGCGATACCGTGTCGGCCAGCGGCGAATAATCAGCGTCAGGCGGCGGGTACGCAGCTGTAGCCAGCTTCTTCTGCTGCGCGGCTTTGCGCGCAGGTTCCGTGTCTTTGTCACCCAAACCCAGCTCTACGGGTCCGGGATGTGTGGCTTTGCCCCACTGATACCCGCCATAGCCGCCGAGACCTGCGCCAGCGAGCGTGGCTGCGATACCGGTGTTTGTGCCGAGCATCGGCTCCCTTGTCAGCAATGCGCCGAGCACGCCGCCGCCAATACTGCCCAATGCGGCGCCAGTACCCGTAGTCATTAGGCGATTTTTTGCAGACGCGGCGCCATGCAATACACGCCCGCGTGGGGATGTTGCTGAGCCGTACATCCAGGCCGCTGAGGGCAGCAAGCCCAACCCCAAGGCCGCGGCAGCAAGCGCTGGTAACGCGTCAGCGCCGCCTGCCGCGTGGGCTGTGCGCGATACCGTGTCGGCCAGCGGCGAATAATCAGCGTCAGGCGGCGGGTACGCAGCTGTAGCCAGCTTCTTCTGCTTGTCAGGGAGGCGGTGCCCAGGCACGTAGATCGGCATCTCCGTCGGCAGGGAACTCGTCATCGATACGGGCGGGGCTGGGGGATTCAACGAGCCGAGCCCCGTCAGGGACCGTAACGCCGCTCCTCCACCAACTCCCATCCCCAGCGCTGCCAGAATGCTCCGCGCGGCTTCCATTTGCTTCTGCTGCTGGGTAAGTGCTACTGCTGCGTGTTTGCGTGCGCCCGGGCGCGTTGCGCAAGCGGTCGGGGAGCTTGTCGAGGTTGCGGAACGCTTCGTACCACTGGAGACAGACTTCAATGCCATGGTTTTGCTCGTCGTAGCGTTCATATCGGCGGTATTCCCCGCAGCCGCCCCGCGGCAGCAGCAAACGACCCATCAGTGCGCAGTACTCTTTAGCCTCAGCCTCAATCCACAGACAGAATTTGCGGTACTTGAAGTCCAACTCTGTCGGAGCCAGCTCCTGCTCGTGGCGACGCAGCAGGGGCTGGATCCGGGGGTCTGTGCCCCGCATAGGCAAATCGAGCAGTGGGCCAGCTGTATAGGGCGAGTCCGTCATAAAGCCATCGATCTAGCCTGCGACTCAGGCATCTTCCGCGTACGTCAGCGGCTCCGGTAGCGTGGTGCTGATCAGCTGCGAAGTCGTCAGCAGCACGGTCGCGCCAGACGGGTAGCCGTCAATACGCACATCGTGGTTGTCGCCGCTGACAGACAGCACGACGCCGTACTGACCGCGGTTGTGGATAAAATTATCAGATACCAGCACACGATCCCCGACACTGAAAGCCATAGTAACCTACCTCCTTGTAGTCCCGCAACCGGCTAGGCGCGGGGAGTCATGCGCTGTCGCTGATAGTTCATCTGGCGAGCGTTCCGGTGCAGCGCGGCCACCAGCTCCTGTACACGAATATCTTCCGGGTCTGTCCCCTTGTCTTGCGCGCGCCCCAGCCACTTCCCGGCGTGATAGCCGCCCGTGGCGGCAAGCCCCAGACCGGCGCCGCCGGCCATTAACCCGAGAGCACCCACCGGCGCTACCACCTCTTTGACCATTTTGACGCCTTTACCGATGCTGTCAGCATAGGCGCCGGCATTAAACCAGTCAGATAGCCCGGCAGCCTGCTTCGGGAAACGCACAGCGACATCTGCCAGTGTTTCGGCCGCTTGCGGAGATAGCCCCCGATCGGCACAACTAGCCAGAAACCCGGCGACAAACTGCTGCTGGTTGTCCATAGTCGAGCTACTCTTGAGCGTAGACAGGCAGGCTGATAACGGTACGTTTCCGCGGCGGTGTATAAAGCGTGGGCACCGGCGCGTCGAGTCTTATGTTCGTGCCTTCGGGCAGTTTGGGCAACAGCATTTTGTCAGCGGCACTCAGCGCCAGTCGCCGCAACCCGTAATGATACTGCGGGGCTGCGTTAAAATTCCGACGGTGGCGCTCGCGAAAGTTGCGTGTAACGGGGTCGTAAGGATCACCCTGGTGCTTGGCTTCGGCGATACAGGCTTCGGCATCCTGAATGAACCGGATTTGCCGTTTTCGGTTATCGCGCTGCGCGGCGACGCCTTCCGAGTAGTTGCGGCGGATGCACATCTGCTTGGCGTTGCGGATGTGCTGTTTCAGGTATTCCACTGTCCGCACCCGCAGCCGCCCCGTGCGGGTATTCAAAATCACAATCTGCCCGTCGTCGGCCCAGAATACCAGTTTGCCGAACGTATAGCGGCGGGTAGCGGAGCGGTGGACAAGTTCATCACTCATCGGACGGCCTTTGTTGCTGAAATGCCTGAAGCTGTTGCCTGTTGCTGGCAGAACTAAACCACCAGTTCCAGAGGGCTGAAAACACCAGCCGCAACAGTGCGGGAAGAATCCAAACGACGAAGAAACTGCCAACAGGCTGACCAGAAGCTTTCAGCTCTGCCGCAATGGCTGTTTTGGCGTGCCGCGCCGAGTTCTTAATCAGTTGCGGGGTGTTATCGTCCGGCTGCCAACCGTCAGTGCCAACATGCGCAGCAAAAAAGCGAGCAGCGGCCGCTGCAACCGTAGTCCGCGTTGCCGAGGTCACCGGGCGTCCAGATAACGTAGCTGCGGCGGGCTGCGCATCGTTAATCGCTGCGAGCGCTGTCGCTTCCAGTTCTTGCAAAAGTTGTGGGTCAGTCACACTCATGGCAGCACCCGGAACACCTGGTCCGGCGCGATCCCGGAGATCGGCACCAGAATTTCCTGCGTGTCGATCTGAAACCCGGGAATGTCGCCGGACACTCCGCGCCAGTAAGCCTGCACGCGGCCATCTGTGAACTTGACTTTGATCGTCTTGCCGTCAAACACCACATTCGCAGCCAGCTGCGGAGAGCTGGTGATACGCAACCCGGTCGTGTCGCTCAACAAAACAGAAACTAGCGCCGTCGCTGCTCGCGGCTTGAGCTGCACGCGAATTTCGCCGTCGCTGCCCAGAATCTGCTGTAACGTGGCCAGGGCCTGCTCCACGTACGGCTTTGTCCCCGGGGCATCGTGTGTAAACCACGTCGACGGACCAAACCCGGCAGCGGGTGGGCCAGCCATCGCGGGTTGCTGCTTGGGCTGATTCAGCGCCACCAGCTTGTTCAGCACATCCGTCCGGGACAGTTGCAGTGCAGCATTCCCGTCGTAGCGCTCCAGCACCGCGCCGTTTTGCACAAACAGCCAGGTCGGATAGATCGTAATCATGTGCTTGCCCTGGAACGCGGCCGCACGCGGCGTCCGGTTGCCGCGGATCTGCGCCAGAATGATGTTGGCAGGCTTGTCGTTCTCGATGTCTTCCGACGTCCAGCCGTTCCCCACATCCTTAGCCAGATGGTTAATCCAGCGTGTTGTCTCCTGACAGGCGCTACAGGTGTTACTGGTGCAGTAATAAGCGTTGACCGGCCCGCCGTCTGCCGCCAGCGCAAAGCTAGGGGAGACGACATCGATTGCCAGCTCTTGTGACAGCGCGGCCAGCTTGTCGGCCAGCTCGGTATTCGTCGAGACCGGCGGCAACGGCTCCAGCTGCGGGACGGGCGGCAGGTCCGTCGGATCCAACGCAGGGACGCCCGCCGGGCGGCAGGTGCACTGCTTGCCGCTCGCGAAGCACGGACACTGCACGACGACATGCCCGTCCGGCTTGTATACCTTCGTGCCGTTACACGGACATGTCGCGGGCGTCACGTCATTTGGCGCCGTGCGCAGCCGGATCTCGTAGTCGGTCCGCAGCACCACCGTTTCAACCCAGGCGCGGTAGCGCGCCTTGGCCAACGGCGTTTGCAGCATGATCTTCACCGTCGGTTTGGCGAAGGTTGTCGTGTTGTGTAACGGGACGACCAGAAACACACTGAGCAGGCAGTACAGCCAACGCATAACGCAATCCTTTGCGTAGAGTGGTTGATATCAGCCGGTCCAGCTGACCGGTGTCGGGGTAAACGCTTCCAAGCGGCTGTAGGCAATACATTCGCCGGTCTGAATCATGTGCTCGACCGTCTCGCGGCGCACGCGCATCGTACCGCGCGGCCAGAGTTCGCCCGTCACAAAGTCCACCAGCTGCCCGTGCACGTCGCCCCAGTTATTATCAATCAGCGCATAAGCGGACCGGCTATCATCGTCGACACCGGTCACTGCCATTTGGTGCGGCCAGACGCCCGACGGAACGTGGAACCCGTCGCTGCGCGGCAGCATCTCGAAACCTTGCTCAGATGCCAGTGTGCACGGGCAGTCGTTGGCGATTGCCTGCACCAGGTCATCCCAGCTGTGAATCGGCGCGGTTTGCTTGATCGGGTGCGTCTGGCCGGCCTGCAGGAACTTGCCGTCCGGCGGGTGGTCGCCCCAGTAGTCGGCCGTCTGCCGGTTGTACGTCGGCAAGCCCGGGGTGGTGTCTGGCAAAACCCCATACCGCTCGGTCGCTTTCGCCAACCACGAGCCGTAAGAGCCCTGGCGACCGCGCAGCCCGTAATTTCCGATCAGGCAGCGGCTCGTCGAGTAGAAATACGGAATGTACGGATCAACAAACTCGCCCGCATCGCCGTGAAACATATTCAGCGCGATGACCGTGGCGACCGCGGTCCGGGCGGATGCCGCTACACAGTCGCCGGTCGCTTGCGGATACCGGCGGATGTCGTGGCGGTCGTACTTGCGCGGGTAGTACTTGGCCAGCGCTTTGCGGACGCGGGTATGCAGAAAGTACCGCCCGCCGCGGGCTGGTGGCCCTGCGCCGTACGGTACTTCGAACTTAACGAACTGGTCTGCCATCGCGGCAAACGCAGCGTCCGCCAGCTTTTTGCCAGGCCAACCGAATTGCGGCTGAAAAACAGACGACATGGCCGCTCCTTAGTTGGTCTGCTGATTCACGCCACGAGCAATCGCCGCCCGACCACAACCGATAGCAGCCGAGCGGTACGTATCGACGAGTTGCTGGCGCAAGTTGTTTTCTGCCAGCTTGGCCGATTCTGTTTTCTCTACCGCGTCGAACACGCTAGCCAGTTCCTGGGCAAACGGGCTCGCGGTCGGCAGCTCCAGTCGCAGCAGTAACTGCGTGTGGTACAGTTTGACGTCCCGCAGGGATTTGAAGTACTGCTCGTCGCCAGTCTGCTTGCCGTCATGCTCCAGCGCATCACCGGCCGCCCACAGCGCGCCGTAATAGCGCGCCAGGTTGTCGACTGGAACATCGGTATGTCCGGCCCAATAGGTGGCCACGCGATCCGCTACCGCCGGGATCGGCGGGGTGGGTAGGTCAGTGGCCGGTTGGGCTGGCTTAACGGGCTTCACCGTACCGCCGTCACTCGGCTTAGCCACGATATGCAGCGGATCGCAACCCGCGGTAAACAGCAACAGGCTGCCCAGGGCAGCCCAGAGCAGACTATTTTTCGGCAGATGGTTTGCTCGGCACGCCAACGTCGACATTCGACGGTCCTTCCACTTGAAAACGGTGTTCAAACACCATGTGCTGCAGTGCAATCACTGCCGCCACAATCGGGGCGCTATCGCGGTAGCGCTCAGCCAGCTCTGCCAGAATTTCCACGTCGCGCAACGACACGAGCCCGGTGTTACTCAGCCGCAGCTCGTTTTTATTCGGGTAGTTGTCAGGTCGCGGTGTCGTCGTTCGGGATCGGAGCTGCTGCAGCACAGACGGCCAGGCCATTAAACCCGCGCCCGCGCAGCTCACAGCTCCGACCCCGATGACGCTGCAAACTTTCAGCCACCACTCGGCTGTGCGCTCGGTTTCAGGCGTTGCGCCAGTTGCGCTCACGCCGTACAGCACCAGTCCTACACCGACAACGCCCAGCACAGCAGCGAAAGCTTTCACAGCAGCATCCTTTGGCAATAGAAACTACGCAGGCGGCGTCGGCGGGACTTTCGGTCCTGCAAACAGGCGGCGCAGCCCGAAAATCACCAGGTACAGCACACCCAACGACAGCGCATTGTCAGGCGTGTTCGGCGTGGCGGCCACAGCCTTGTACAGGTAGTCCAGGATCAGCGGAACGAAAATAGTGAGACCGTCGGCGCTGAGCGACTTCCAGTCGCTGATGTTAAGCTGGCCGCGTGGCGACGGTTCCGGCACAACCGGGGTGGGCACTGCCGGGAACGTCGGGTCGGCAGGCGTGTCAGTGGTGGTTGTTTTACGGCGGAAAATGCTGAAAAGGTTAAACACGGGCAAGCCCTCCATGGCTGTGGCGGTGTGATAGTCCTGTTCCGCATTATTATGGCTACTCCTGCGGGTTATCGCTACGGCGTTTTGAATCTTGCCGCGCCGCCTGGTCTGCCATGGCTGCCGTTACATACAACCCCTCCAACATTTGCCGGGCCATTGCCGCGGCTGCCGGATGTTCCACATAGCTCAACAGTCCGGCAATCTCCATCGCTGCAGTAAACAGCGTGTCCTTCAGCTTGCGAGTAGCCACCGGGGCTGCATTGTCCATCGCCAGCCGCCAGCGCACATCATCCTTGTTGATATCAACCAAAATATCCGCACCTTTCTAACGCCCACCCCCGAAAACAGATTGCACAACGCCCCGCACCAGCCCGCCCCACAAACCGACTTGTTGCAACTGCTGCTGCGCGGCCGGCCGCATGCCGCCCAGCGCACCGAGGACTGTCCCGGCAGCCCGGGCAGTCAGCCCGTCAACACCTGCTGCCGCCAGGCCGTTAATAAAGTGCCGCGGCGTCAGGAGCTGCTGGCCGCCAAACATTTCAGACACGCCTGTAACAAGCCCGGACGCCGCGGCAGCGACCGGCGGTGGTGTGCGCAATGATTGTGTGTTATCGCCCCAGGCATCTTTCGTCCCGAACGGGTTGCGCGAGGCAGCTGCTGGGTTGCCCACGTCGTTCCAAATCGCCCGGTTGAACGCGTCCACCGGTACTGGCAGTAGCTCCAGCGCAGCAGATCCCTGCACCTGCTTGCCGATTTGCGGATCCAGCTCCGGGTGCGGGCCAACCGCTGCGTTAGGCGTCACAAAGCCGGACAAGCCCAGCGGCTTACCTGCGATGTCGTTCTGCTGCATCCGGTTGAGGCCCTGCCACAGCCCGGGAAATGCGCCAAGGCCACCACCCAGCAGTGCCATGGTGTGGCGGAAGCGCCCCTTTTCAAACTGCTGCTCGGGCAACAGCTGCTCAGCGACTGTGCCGCCGACATAACCGGCACCAGCGCCCAGCAGGCCACCAACAATCGAGTTGGTCAGTGGCACAGGCCCGCCAAACGGTTGGCCAGCAAATTGCAGGGTGTCCGCTAGTAGCCCACCGGCCGCAATCTTGATGTACCGCTCCGGCTCTTCCGGCGTTACAGGCAGCAACGCCTCGGTTTCAGGGCACCACCAGTACACGCACGGCTGCGTGGCCCGGCTGCGCACGTCCGCGGCAACTTTGGCCGCTCGTGAGTACACGGCAGCCACGGCGCTGGGTACTTCCGTCCAGTCTTGTTCATCAATCATGGCGTTTGCACCGCTTGCCGCAGGGGGACTGTCCGGCTGCCGCTGAGCGGACGCAGGTTCAGCAAACTGGTCAGGTTCAATTTGCGGGGCTTTGGTGCAGTCGGTGCGGCCGGTACAGTCCGGACAGCGTCGCGGCCCGTATCTGTAACAGCGCCAGCTTTGACGGCATAAGGCTGCAACGCAGATGGCAGCAGCTTACGACTGATTGCCGCCGGATCAATCGCCGCCAAGTCGTTCTCGTACTTGTTTTCCTCGTCGCCCAGCTGGTAGTGCTTGGACAGCCGACGACCAGCATGTAGCCCAGCACTACCGCCCAGCCCCAGGGCACCAAATAACATAGCGGCGGGCACAGCTGTGGTGCCTTCGAACGGCTTGCCGTATGGCGAGCGCAGATATGAATCCGCCGCGGAGTAGCCCAGCCCGGCACCAGCGCCGGCCAAGCCACCAGTAATTGCGCCGCGCAGCGGGCTACCGCCGGGCGCTTTCCAGGCCCCGTATCCGCCGCCAAGTACCGCCAGTAGTGCGGCGGGCAGCAGGTTGTATGTCGCGGTCCCTGGTGTCAAAGATCCCTCCGCCGTTTTTTCGATTTGAGTTCCCGTCGCAGGGCTTTCCACTGTTCCAGCTTCGCTGGCAGCTCGAAAAAACTGGCTGGTCCCGGCTTTTGATAGCTCGTTCGGTTGCAGCACCCCCTTTCGTCTTATCGCTACGGTGATATGAAACTTGAACTCGTTGTCTTTCGGCAACGCGGTCAAACCATAACTCTTGCGCAGCTTTTCCAGTGCCGGCGACACGACTTCGATGAACCAGACCCGCGAAATCCCGGCCCAGTTGGCAGGAGCTACGGTTTTCAGCGGGCCCAGCGTGTACGGAAACCGATGCCCGCGCTCCGTGATCTGGTCCACTGTCAGCCCAGCGGCTTCCAGCTCTTCCGGCCGGATTACCGAGATGTGCGCGGCGTAGCGGCCAGATGTACCAGATACCGGTAACTGGATGCCGGGTTCTGTAATCGCGTCGAATGCGCCACGGCCCAGGGCGTTTGGCACGCTTAACAGCACCCAGCCCGTGCTGCTGGCGTACAGTGTGCCGGTCAGCGCGTATGACAGTTGTGGCGGTTCGTTCGCCAGCTTGTCATAAATACCGACGGCCTGCGACTGGACGGCCAGCTCGAACCCGCGCACATATTCCAGGTCTGGCTTTGCCATTGAGTCAGTCCGTCAACAGGGTCAGCAAATCTGCCAGGGGCGCAGGCGTCGCAGTAACATCTGGCGAGATAACTTCCAGCATAATCAGATACACTGGCGCATCGTGCGGTCCAACAGTCCCGCGAATATCCACAAACACAGACTGCCCGGGCTGCGCGGACTGTTGCGGCAAGTCTACCCAACCACTGGTAGCTTTCCAACTGGCAGATTTTATACCGTACGTCGGCGCAATATCCGCGGGCAGCGGCAGCACGGTCGGTAGCGGGCGCCCTTCAATCGAAGGACTGGACGGCGCCAGCAGACGCCCCGCAGCTTTATTCGCGTCTACGATCCGCGATGAGCGGGCGTCCACGACGAGGACAGCTTTGGGCGTGATGTTGGACACAGACTCCCACAACGCCGCATGCTGGATTTTGCTACGCAGCATTTGCCGCTGCTCCAGCATGAAGACAGTCATAATGACCATGATCATGAACAGCACCAGGGCATCGGCTGTTGCAACTCGCCAGCGACTCATCATGGTACACGCTCCTCATTCTTATCGGACGTCTCGCCGGACTTACCTCCGGACGCCGTTGTCCGGAAGCGCACTTCGAGACTCGCTCCACCCTTCACAAAATTCGTCATCAAAAGCAGCGTCGGGCTACCGGTCAACCCGGCGATGCTGGAGGTGCCTAACAGCACCCATACGTCTGCTGCGCCAGCCATAAAATTGAAGCCGAGCAACGCAACAGTCAAACCACACAAACCGCTCGTCAGCGCAGCAGACACGACCAGGCGCGGCGTCAGATCTGCGCGTGTCCGCAGTAACGTCGAAAGGCCGCCAGCCGCTCCCAGCAGCGCAGCGGACACAAAAATCTGCCAAGGGGCGAGCAGCTGGCTATCCATGTCAGCAGAAGTCTCCTGGGCTGTATATCCACAGAACCAGCTGGATTCCCCACCCAGCACACCATACGTGTAACACACGTCTTGCGAGAGCTTATATCCGGCGCTCCTCTCGCCCCGCCATGCAGCAGCTGCTGAGCTTCCACTGCTTCTCGTGGTTTACCTGAACATCCATGCTCGAGTAAACCCCCTTACCGGCCCGCGCCAGGGCTGTCCTGTGTATTTACCAAGCTAGCAAGTCAATCAAATTCGGGCAATCTGTGGTGTGTGGCCTACTACCGCAGCGCGTCTTGCAGCAGCCGCTCGGCATCTGCAGCACTTAACTGGATGCCCAACCGCTGCTGTACCGCCGCCTGTACAGACGGAACGGCGTACTGAATGCTACTCCGCTGCAGGTTCTCGCCGGCGAACGGGACATAGCCGGCAGCGCCGTGCGCCGCCCGTAACGTACCGAATTCCGGCGTGTTACGGACAGCATCAAGCATTTGGCGCCGTTCTGGCGACAGTGCCGCGGGCGGCGGTGCTGCGGCGTCGGTCGGCGGTTGCGCGCCTGGTGTTGCTGTTTCAGGTTGTGACTGCTCAAACAGGCCGCCTAGACCGCTTAGCGCATCTGGTAATTTCCCGCCCGTAGCCAGCAGCCCAGCCGCCCCGCCGCCCACAATCGGCAGCAGCCAGCTCATCATGCTGTCATCGTCATCGCCCAGCAGCTGCTGCAGCAGGCTGACCAACCCGAAGCCCGCACCGAGTCCCAGCAAGAACTTGGCGCCTGTCCCCATATTGTCCCAGGCCGCCTGCGCTTTCTGGCCGTCGCCATCAAACATGCCGGTCAACTGACCAATCAGCCCGGTCGCTGCGGGGTGTGTAGGATCAGTCGCCGCACTGACTGCTGTTTCTACTTTTGCCGGATCTTGCGCTGCCGCCTGCACGCCTTGCGCAGCCACATCTACGGCAGCCTGCGGGTTTTTGTTCTGCAGGGCTGTCGCCATTTGCGCTTCTAGCGGAGCAGACCACTCTTGCGGCGGCTCACTCGTCGGTGCCGCAGCTGGGGTTGCGGCTGCGGAGCTGCACCGAATGGCTCTTCCGCCACAGACTTGCCTACAGCTGGCGCGGGCGCATCAAACGGCTCCGGAAACGGCTCTTCCGCTACGGACTTGCTTGCGCTGGGCAGTTGCGGCAGCGGCTTGTCCGGAATATTCGGACCGGGTGCCTGGTACACGTCATCATCGCTGGCATCGACCATGTCGGCCGCGCGGGGTGCATCCGCAACACTAGCCAGCGATTGCTCTGGCGCCGGCTCGGGAGTAGCTACGGGCGCGGGCGCGGATGCAGGTGCCGGTGCCGGGCTTACGGGCATAGAAATGCGCTCGCCCAGTTGCTGCTTGGCTGCCTCTACGAGATTGGGCGCCTGGTCCGCCGGGTTCACGCCGTAACGCGATAACTGGCGGTTAGCAACCATGTTGAATGCGCCTACTGTTGCTGCAGTGCCGATGCCGGCGTTAGCGGGCAAGTTGAGGAAGTTACCGGACAGCAGCCGGTGCACTAGCGGCGCAGCACCACCGCTAGCCTGCGCAACCGGCGCCACAAGCCGGGCCAGCGCCGGGCCGGCTGTACGCGCCCACACCGGGCCGGCTGTACGCGCCCACACCGGGGCACCCAGGGTGCCAGCAGTCAGCCCTGCCAGGCCTATATTCAACCCATCCTGCCGCAATTGCGGTGACGGCCGCCACATTGTTTCGGGAATTTCCGCCGTGCGCTGCTGCCACACCTGCTCACCCGCCGACGGCTGTCCCGGTTGCGCTTGTGCGGCGCTACCCAAATCCGCCGCGCCGGCCTGGAACTGCTGCAGCGCGTTCGACCGCAGCTTGGCATACATTGCCGCCGTGGCACCCTGATCCCCGCCTGTCAGCAGGTTAATCCCGTGGTGGGCCGCCTGTGCTGGTACGCTTCCCAAAAAGCCGACTGCGCCGGCGGCCGTGTCGCCTACGCCACCAACAACATGTCGTGCCACAGCGCCGAGATAAGTTTCCGGGGCGCGTTGCTGCAGCCTGGCTGCGGTGGCTGGTGGTACAGGAGGCTGTACGGGCCTAATTGGTGCAGCAACTGGTGGGGTAGCGGGCGCACCGCCAGCGCCCAGCGGCAACGGCAAGCCACTGGCATAAGCCGGAGCCGCTCCGGGTGGTTTGTAGGCGGGCAATTGCGGCACCGGCGTAGGTTGTGTGCCGGTAATTACGCTACTGCGACTGGGCGCGTGACCTAACGGGCCGCCTGACGGAATACCAGCAGGTGCAGCAGGTTTCGGCGCCGCTGGCGGTTTTGGCTGCGGGATGCCCAGCCAACCGTCGCCGAGGGCTTGTTTGTCGAGACCCTGTTTACCGAACTCGAGTTTGGTCGACTTCGGAATCAGCGCTTTTACGTGATCGCCAAACAGGTCGGATGCTGGTGCCGGTTGCGGTAAGTTGGGCAGCGGGGC